AGCAAATGTATACAATCCTCTTCGTGCGGCATTAGGGTAGCCTCTGGATTAGCACCACGATAACCAGCAGCATCAGTCAGCCTACAGCAATCTACGCAATAGCCCATGCCGTTGTAGGTGGCCCAGTTAGGCTCTACCTCTTGGAGCATATCCAACAGCACTGCACGCTCGGCTAGGAACTTGTACACATCTCTGGCTACCAGATAGTCAATACTGGCAAATAGGTCTGTTATCCCCTGTACTTCGTCCTCAGTCAGTATCTTGTCTGCGTCCATCATTCCCCTCCTTCCAACTCTTTAGTATCGCCAAAAACCGCCCTCTGGGTCTGACCCTCTAGGGCCTGTGAGTATATTTCTTCCAGCCTGTTCATACATCCATCTCCATTATCTCCATCTCTACCCGTGGCGCCTTGGCGTCTATAAACCGCTTCCAATGGCCGGCAGCGATACGGCCATCTCCACGTGGTCCGAACACGGCATCAAAGAGGCACTTAAAAGTATTCTGCACGTCGGCCTGGCTGTTGGCTAAATAGACATCCATCTTCACGATGTACTCTACGTTATCCTTGCGCCTGAAGCCTTGAGCTTGTGCTTCGGCCTCAATGATAGAAAGCATGGACTTATACGCCTGTGTGTTGTATAACACTGGTCTACCATCTTTATGGAGACCCGCACTATACTTGTTGTTATCCGATATGGGTAGGCTCAATTGTAGGTGATAGACAGTCATCTTGTGTGCCACCAATTAAAAGCACGCCGCAGGAAGTACGAGCGTACCAGGCTCACGACCGTGAACACGGCTCCTATCGCAAGGTTATCGCTCACGCTGGCCTCTATTTCGAACAGCGGAAATGTCACGACCTGCGTGAGGATGGCTATCCAGTAGCCGATAGCTATGTTAATGATCGCCTCTAGCAGGCTGTGTTTTCGTGTCTGGCCTATTCTCATATCAACCTCTGCTGTCCTGCGTATTTACAATGCGGCGAGTAGAACAACGCTTCGCGGAAGCGGTTCTTGTTGCCCTTCGCTCCGTAGCCGCGGACCGCCTTCCACGTCTCAACCTTCCATCCGCGCTCCAGCAGCCACTCATGCTCCTCATAGTAGCCCGCGAGAACTATCCGGTATGACGGCCTGTCGCCGCGTTCTACGCACCACTTCGCCACGTCCTGCGCCACCGTCAAGCTCTCCTGGTGATAGAGCGTAGGATCGCGGTCTTCCACCCCATAAGGTGGATCGAAGAACATGCCGACATCACCTACAGTATCCTGCCAGTCGCCTCCGCAGACCCGCGTCCAGTCGCCCGCCACAACGCGGGCGTACCGCAGTCGCTCCGAGAGACGACGGAACCACTCGTAGATGTTGGTGTTGTACGGCTCCTGCACGCCGGTCCCGCCGCTGCCAATGTGCGGGATCTGCCCCAGGGCGTGCACGCCCATCCCGCCGTGGCCAACGTGCGGGATGGGCCCCAGGCTGGTGAGTCCTGACCCTATCCAACACGATGCGGCCCATATCCAGTAGCCCGCGAGCTTGGCGTCATAATATGTCTCATCGGCCATGAGATGATCTGATAACGCCTCGCCCTCGGCTATGAGCCTCCGCTTCCGGGCGCTGAGATCGAAGTGGTTCACCGGCCAGTCGCACCACTTTGCCACCTCGTCAGGGTCGGCCTGCAGCGCCCGCCAAACGTTGGCGACGTAGCCGTCTGCGTCCACCACTGTCTCTATATGCTCACCCTGGACGTAGTGAGGCCGCGCTAGGAGTACCGCGCCGGAGCCGAAGAACGGCTCTATGTATGTTTTGGGCTGGCCCAGTGCCTGCCACACCTTGTGTGCGATGGTGGCTTTTCCTCCAAAATATGGCATGGGAGCCTTGAGATCACTCATACCATACTCCCTCATCTGCGTTGGGAAACTGCCGCACGCTCGCCTCCTGCTTACGCTTCCGGTAATTCGCCCGCCGAAGATCTAGCACGTGCTGCCGGTATACGGGATCAGTCTTATACCTGAGCCTGTACCTCTCTCGATCGCGCTCCCTGATCTTCGCTCTGTTTTTGGCCTGCCACTTCTTAACCGCCCTGTTCTGTATCGCCAAATACTGCTCGCGGTGATCTCTCTGCCATCGGCGAGTGGCGGCATGTTGTTTGGCCTTTTTACCCTCTACGTGGTGGTAATAATAGCGGTGTCTGCAATTGCCATCCGCGAACTGTAGCTTGGGATAGACCACTTCATTGCCGCATCCGCACAGGCAAGGATGGGGAGCCATGCGACAAGCCTCACACCGCTGACCTGCGGGTGTTGCTGTGCCACAGACACGGCACACTGCTTTCCGTGTTTGAGCGTGTCCCTCCCGCTGGGCGCTCTGGTAGTCCGGGTGCTTGTTGGCGATCTGCCGCACCCTCTCCCTGGTGATACCCAACTGAGCGCCGATACTCTCCAGCGTCATCCCTGACCGCATCTGCTCTATGATACCTGGTACTCGTGCATCCATCATCTCGCCTCCTGTCGTTGCTTCTTGATCGCCACGCAGTCCGGGCAGTCGCCCTGGAATATGTGTGCTATCCCCGTGAGTATCCCGCAGATGGAGCACTGGGGGTGATCGTGTAGCGGCTTACCGTCGATCTCGCAGTCACCCTTGAGCGATCTCCACTTGCGGCGGCCAGCGCACGATAAGCACAAGTGGAGGCCGGCGTTAACCTTGTGGACTTCGCGATGGTCTCCGCACTGTGGGCAGTCTCGGTAGTAGATCATTCGCTCACCGCCTTCGAGCACGACCACGGACGCCAGGAGTACGCTCGCCACAGCCTGATAGACCACAATATCCTGTCGCGCTCAACATATATTGATAGACCCGCCATCTCCATCGGCTGTTGGTGGTACGTCGGCATAACCTGTAACTGACCAAGCTCTCCAAGCAGTCCGACAGCGTTGGTGTCGTAACGGCTCTCACACCAGGCGACGGGTAGAAAGTCGTGCCCGAAGTCACCGGGCGCTATGATACGCTCGTTGACGGTGGAGCCGACGACCGCGTAGCCGAAGTCCTCTACTAGCTGCTCATAGCTGATGGACGTGCCGGACTCGACGAAATCGGCGTCGGGTCCGAAGGCGAACGCTCGGCCAGTCTGACAACTCAGTACGATGATGAGCAGCGCGAGTGGCGTGAGTAATAGTACAAGTCCCTTCATCGGCTCACCTTTTGCCATCCCACTTTCTCCTTCTGCTCGATCTCCCAGAGCGCCTTGTACGGGTGACTCTTGACGTAGTGCTGGTACAGAGCGAGTGTTGATGTATGCTCAAAGCCCAGCGCCAGCAGCAGGCCGCACTCCGCGCAGGGTATTGTTGCCCTCCAATCAGGTCTGTATGTCGCTGTCACCGGCTCACCTCCGTCAAAAACAGGCAGTACAGCAGCCAGAGTACCGCTATCCATAGAACTGTGTACACCACGCCTGTGTTCATCGATCCCCCTTTAAGAATGCCTGCCAGCAGACTGCATATACCACTCCCAAGGGGCCTCCTATAGCTATGCCTAGAGCGAACAACGCACCTACAGGACTGACATCCGTGGGCACATTCATCAACACAAGCCATAGCACAAATAAGATAACTATCATGCCTAGCAGGAGAACGTCCCGGATGGTCATTGCTGTGCTCGCTGTCCTGGTGACGGCTCGCACAGCTCAAACTCAACAGCGTAGCACCGTCGGCCTTCTGCTATCGTGTCACGCTTGCCGATAATCTTATTGATATAGGCCATGAAATAGGCCCAGGACTCAAAGCCCTCCGCCTGTGCTTCGGCTTCCGTCATGTGGTCTAGCGGTTGCTCCCACACCCTCAGAATACGGATACGGAGGTCAGTCTTGTGATAGTAGCTGGTCTTGACTTGGTGGACTGACCCTGCCTTCACTCTGGGGCGACGCCAGAAACGGCGGGTCTGGGTTTTGTTGCCAGATCGGATAAGGTCAACCATCTCAGTCTTAAACAGGATCACCTTGCGTCTCCTTCTGCGTCTATACTTCCGCCACACCCTCCCAGTGACCTCGGACTGGTGGCAACCGACCAAAGCGCCCATATCCGAGGTCACTGGGAGGGTGTGGATAGCCTTGCCTATACGTTATAACAAGTTTAGCTGACGTCCCTCTCCCTCTAGGTCTATGACCACTTCCAGCCCCTGGAACGCGGCGAGCCTGGCTGCCATCCTCACCGCTTGCTCGGCGGTATAGGTAAGCGTAAGGGTCAGGTGGGGACTCTCGTATGCCTCGCCGCCCTCATCCTTGATCTTCTTCGTGCTTAACGCCACCTTGTTTACGATAGCTGGAAACCTGTAAGTATCCATTACTCTTCCTCCTTTTTCGTATAATACGGGCAGTCCTCGCCCGTTCTTGTGACTGGTGCATCCACGGCGCCCCAACAATGGCCCTCTTCTGGCTTATGTATAAGGCCAACCACAGAGATGCCCACGACTACTCGCGGAGGACGCCACCACTTGCAGTTGTGGCACAGCCGCTCTGTGGCTTGCTGTAGGGTCTCTGTGGTCATACGATCACCGCCATAATCTTACAGGATGGAGACTGTCGGTACACTGTCATGTCCTCAGTAAAGATGCAAAAGCATTTCGGGCACTCGCCTAAACGTACAGTTACCATAGACGGGACTGCTACAACGGGCCTGTCCAGCTGCGTATTGCAGTGCCAGCAGTACGATCTCCATCCTGTAACTTTCGCCATGCGATTCTACCCTCCCGTTAGCCTCGCCTTATTGCGGTTGTACGCTGCTACCAGGTCGCTCTTGGCCTTGCCTTGCTTGACCTCGCCTGGCACGTCGTTCCAGTGCTGGTTCAGCTCTTCCAGTGTAGCCGCTCCGTCGAAGGCCGCTACCCAGTCGCTAGCTACGGGTGCTTGTGGCGTTGCAGGCTCCGCGGCGTTTTCATTCTCTGGTACGAGCGTGGCCTGGTGCGGCTCACCATCAAGCGCGCTGTCGGACGGCGTGTCATCGTGCGGTACTTCGCGGGCTGTGCCTTCGATAGTACCCTCCGGCAGTTCAATCAACTCGCTATCCACCAACTCGCCGGTTTCTACGTCCACCACTCGCACCGAACGGGTCTCCGCTAGTTCTAGTCCATCCATCTCTTCTGGAAAGCCCTTCCGCCAGGCATGGGACTCGGCTCGGACCGCAAGCATGTTGAAGGGTCGTTCTTCATATTCCGGCTTGATTACTCTCGATTTCGTGTTAGTCCTATAGTCTGTCTTGGTTTCGTAAGCGAACTCTTCCCACCTGACTGTGGCCGTGAATGGGACTCGTTGACCCTGGACAATACGATAGACGGTTGCCCTACACCACTCAGGGTACTTACCATCAAGCAGTGCAGGGCTGTATACTGGGTCGTCAACACCTGCTGCTTCTCGCGTCTTGGCTGCTGTCGCTCTATACCCATCAATGCCGGTGATAATTGCCATGTCCTTTTCGTCGGCATAGCCCCACGATTTATCCGGCTTTTGCTCACGTCTCCGGAAGAAGACGGGGTATATCTGCTTCCTTATGGGGTCTAGCCCGCTCCGGATAGCCACGGCCATGAAGTAAAGAAACTGCTCGTCCGTGGCGTCCCTGGCTATCTGCTTCCGTATAATATTCAGCTGGTCAGGATTGTATACCTCTCCTGCCGCTTTGACTCGTTGTAGTGCCTGTTGTGTCATTGCCTTTTCCTCCTGTTTTAGTCCGGGCCACATCTCGCGGCCGATTCGAATAACGGCTCCGTTGCTGCCAATTTCATAGTCCCATCGCTCAGGGTCTTTTCTCCGCATCACACGGAGTGAGTTTGTAAATATTAAATCCTCCAAGCTGAATAGCCGCTCGCCCTGCCGCCATCGCTGTAGGTACTCGCAGAACTGTGACTTGGCGACACTCAAGGGGTGCTCTTTGTTGCGGCTACACTCGACGGTGTAGGCTCTGGTGTCCATCGCCATGCGTACAACAACACGGCTTCGGGCGCAGTCAGCCTCGGCACAGTACGCCTTGCGAGCGAGCTTTTCAGCGGCGAGATAGTTCACAGCGCCTCCACCATTTCTTTTTCTCTGCGGCAAAACATTTTAGACATAGCCAGGGATGCTCTATTGTCTTGCCTCTATAGACTATGCTGTCTGTCAGTTTGTACGGAGCGAGTTCCGAGGCTAACTTGCCGCATCGGTCACACTGCCCGCCGACCATCGTTATCCTCGTGCTCACGCTTGCTCCTTCACTGCATCCAGCAGCCCGAGAATATGTAGCGCTGCCAGCCATCCGACGAGCTTACCGCCAGCAAAGCCTGTGTCATATTCTCTGCGTCTATACAGGGCATCCCTAGACCGCAGCCTCGCCATCATCTCATCACTCGCCACAGGCCCCGCGGCAATGATGGCGTCGGCTAGGCCGGCGCTATGGGACATTAGCTGATCTGTATAATCTCCCTTTCCCCCATTCCAGCTAAAGTAGTCGTTGATAATCTCTATCAGCTTGTCTCTGGTCATTGCTCCACCTCTGTCAGAGTGACACCGCTGGCCTCGACGGTTATAGCCGCTTTCTTGGCGTATATGCTAAGGGCCTCGGCTATCATGTCCTCGAACTCTCTCCGTATAAGAAAGTTGCTCATAGGAGCGTCGGGGTCATCCTCCCATCCCGTCTCAAGCTCTAGGTACACCGTACCTGTGATCTTGACCTTCTTCAATGTCAACGGGTTCATTCCAGCGCCTCCTTGACCTGATTGTACAGCCCGGGCTCAAGGCCTGTGAGTAACAGCAGGTCTAGCGCCAGGTCAGCCGCATCCTGCAACGTGAAGTCCCAGTCTGCTATCACTCTGCTGGGCGCATCGAAAGATCGAAACTCTAGGCACAACATCCGGCTGCTGTAGCGGTCCGCTGTACGAGCAGCAAAATATCCCTCGCGCGGCGCGCTTTGCATTTCCATTACCTGTTCTCCTTTTGCCATAGCCAGACCATAATTATCAGTATCCAGCCGATGGCGAGCAGGCTCCATAGTGGCGATACTTCCAGCGGGTGATACCACATCATGATTGCTCCTTCCTCAGCAGGTCCCACGAGTACCACTCACCGTCCAGTCTGTACTGCCGCTTGGTGGACAGCTCAAACATGTGACTCACGCCAGGATAGCCACAGCAGACCAGCATCCAGACGTTGCCTCGACCTCCAACCCATCGGTGGTCCGTGACCGTCCGGGCGTCACACAGCGGGCAGAGAAACACCGTGTGGCGATGGTATTCGTACTCGCAGGGCTGTGTTATCGTTGTGGTCATGATAGCCCGCCATAGCCATCGCCATAGCCATCGCCATAGCCAGAGCCAGAGCCATCGCCATAGCCATCGCCATAGCCAGAGCCAGAGCCATCGCCATCGCCATCGCCATCGCCATCGCCATAGCCATAGCCAGAGCCATAGCCAGAGCCATCTAGTGTTAGTGTTAGGATATATTCCATTTGGACGCCTCCGTGTCCAGGATGCTGATTAACGCTCTCGCGCTAACGCGCACCGTTCCAACGGTGTCTACTTTGGTCTTTGCGGTCGGGCCTTCCAGCGCCAGTTGCCCTAGCCCTCGCTCTGTGCCCCAATATCTGATATTGCGAGCATTGGTGATGACGCACCAGTCGCCGTCGTGCTCAATATCGCCAACGTAGACAAACCCCCTGTCTAGCACCGCTATGCCGAATCCCTTTAAGACTGTTTTCTGTTCCATTAGTCCCTCCATCGCTAGTTTTCACGGCCCGCTTCGCCCGGAGTTCCCGGCTCCACGAACCGTCAACGTCATACTAGCACATGGTCGTGAGGCTGTCAAGCATTTTTTTAAGCTAAATGGCTAAGCTGGAAAAATATCTTGACGTGAGCTTACAGGATAGGTATTATAGGTACATGATGACTACACATACCGCGCAAAAACCACTAAAAGAATATTTGTTGGCCTGGCGCAAGGGTAACCGGTTGAGCCTCCGTGAGGCGGGCCGAAAGTTTGGCGTCTCACACCAGAGGTATGTTCACTGGGAGAGCGGGAATAATTTGCCGCAGGGCGCCTATCTCCAAAAGGTGATGGTGGAGCTACGCCTGCGGATTGAGGAGATTGATTTTGGATAGAGCAGGGGATCAATCGCGTGAGGCGAAACATCTCTGGCCGGTAATCGAGCCGCGATCGGGTGTTGTTGGTTTCTATCGAGACTATAAAGAGCCCTTAGTGGCGCTGCCGGATGGCGGGTTTGGGTATGAGGGTGTCTTGCTCTACGATGAGTGGGCCGAAAAGGTCCAGTGTCATATTTGCGGGCAGTGGAAGCGAGGCTTGGGGGTACATGTATGGACTAAGCACCGTCTACGTGCCGCCAGTTACAAGGACCTGTACGGGCTGAACCAGAGCACGGCGCTAGTAGGCGAGTCAACCCGGGAACATCTGATAGCAAATGGTCTGCGCAATATCCACCTGTTGACACCGGAGGCCAATAAACGCGGCTTGCTCGCTGCGAGGAAAGCTGTCAGCGCGAGTAGACGAACAGGACGCTCCACAGTGGAGGCGCAAAACAAGAAGGGGATTTGCGCGGCACAAATCCTGGTATGGCTACAGGAGCACCCCGATGCTAAGCGCGATACAGCCGATCAGAGTATAGCTTCGGCGGCCATCCGCACATTTGGGAGTTGGAGTAAAGCGCGACACATGGCAGGTCTAGCTGCGCGTAACGTAAACTGGCAGGAGAAATTCGACAAAGCCCTGGGGATCGCATCTCTCAGGGCCTTTGCTGTTAGGTACGATCGACCCCCAACTCGGTCAGATGCGGACCGAGGGCTAGTTGTTTACGCCGGTCACCGGTACGAAACAGCCTTTGGGACATGGCGCAATGCCTTAGCGGCGGCAGGCTTACAGACTACTAAGCAAGGAGTAGCAGTATTATGCAGGAGTATGAACAATGACAAAAGGATATAGCAGCTTACTTATTGATGAGTACCCGCTTATGGTTCTGCCGAGACTGGCCAAAGAGATAGGACTGAATGAGGCTATATTCCTACAACAGATTCATTATTGGCTCCAACGTTCCGAGAATATCAGAGATGGCCGACCATGGGTATATAACAGCTACGAAGCGTGGCATAAGCAATTCCCCTTCTGGTCTGTCCCTACAATAAAAAGGATTGTTTTAGCACTGGAAGAGACAGGCATCTTGATTACCGGCAATTATAACGTTCTGGTGATTGATAAAACCAAGTGGTATACGATTGACTATGACGCTCTGGCGATCGTCGAAAATCGTCTATCGTTGGATCATATTGATACGCTGGCGGGATCAGAACGATCCAACGATAGTATCAATATGATCCCATCTACATATACAGAGACTACAACAGAGACTACAACAGAGACTACACGGGGCGCACCGCCAAAAAAGCCTGGCCCTATATTGAAAGTTTCAGAAGAATATACGGCCACGCTGATCGCAGAGTACATAGATGTTTGGACTGAGACCGTTATCAGGCAGAGGATAGCGGAAGCAGAAAACTATTACCAACCGCTTATAGCCAAGGGGAAATACAAGGACATCAATCTGTGTGTGAGAAGCTGGCTCAGGAGAGATGCTGAAAGGCCCAACACTAAAGCGCAGGTACCGCGTGTCACAGTCAATAGCGGCGTTGATACATATTATAAGGGCAAGTATGGACAAATCCTGAAACAGAGACAGGAAGCCAGCACATGAATGTCATCTTACAGCGCGCTAAGAGAAACACTGTCACAGGACACCGAGAAACCACCGGCATGATTTGTATGATGCTGGATGAGAAATGGACTCAATGCAGACGATTGATAGCCGCTGAAGATGAACGGACAGAGCGACGCCCGACGGAGCCTATATGCCGTGAGATTTGGGACGTAGACCACCCGCCCAGGCCACTGGACTAACGCAAAAGGCCGGCGGTGAGGCCGGCCCCTGTGTGCGTATTACTGGCTATGGCTAGGTAGCTGCTGGCGTATAGGCGTCCCATGTTTGAGCCTCAGCCCAGGTCAAGTCGTCTCCGTCGTCAAAATCACAGTCGTACTCGCGCCCTACCAGCGCAGCGGCCTCGGTGTAATGCAGCGGTCCGGCCACTCCCAGGATGTACTCGCCATCCCCATCATTGGCCCAGGCCAGCGCGTATACCTCCCCGGTCGGGTTGTGTGTTGCTAATTTGTATCCTGTGCTCATGTTCGTCTCCCTTATCGTTTATTTCCTTGTCGGGGGTCTGTCTATCGTAGGACCTTTATCGCCTGGCTACGTATGCCCAAAAACAGTGCGGCTTCCTTGGCGGCTTCACGGTGAGCGTTGCGTTTTGTCACTGACAATATTTCGTCTACCTCTGCACCCTTGTCGTCGTGGGTGAGCACCCACCCTCTGCTCCACCTCTCCGTGCGGCCTCCCGGTCGATCGTCATACCATATCGTAGGTGCCGGCGGCATCTTCGTTGCTTGACCCATCCCCTTCTCTTCCAGGCCGCAAACATAGCAGAGTCCGGTACCCGCAGAATCTATCCAGGTAGGTATTCCGCAGCCGGTGCAGTCTATTAAGTCTCCGCTTTCGTGGCTGTATGCCGTTGTCTCCGTTGTCATCTTCGTTTCTCCCTCGTTATTCTATCTATTTCTTGGCTGTCGGACTGTCGAGCCGGGTCTTACATCGTGGACACGCTTTCGGCTCCGGCTTGCGGCTGGTCCACTCGTAGCCGCACTTGTGGCAGGTTGCTTTCATTCAGCTACCTCCTCCTTTTGGCACTTCGCAATAATTGCCTCATACGTGAGGAAAATACTGTCCTGCATCTCGAAATATCTCTCACCTATCCGACAAAAGATGGCCGTGATATTTCCGTATGTCCTTTCACTGAGCATGAATGATTCAGTGTCTAACTCTGGATTCCAGCGGTCTACGCTCTCTCTGCCCTCCCAACGGATAGGCGGTAGTACTTCCAGCATCTCCGAGATGCCTACCGCAGAGTAGGACTTGTCCTACTGCTATAAATGTTCCTCGCCTCTTGCAAAATTCACACCTGGGCATTGCCGCTAATTGTGCTTTTCTATCTTCTTGTTGCTTCCTGGCGTTTGCGTTCCAGCAGGGAGTACACCAGGTCTCAACGTGCTTGTCAGGGAAATATACATCCTGGATTATTGTTGTAGGCTGTTCACACCTTGCGCAATTTGTCATTTTAGCCGACCTTCTTAGTTATTGGCTGTACTTGGTGGCGACAGAATACCGGCGAGTTGTGAAATATCTTGGCGGTAGTGCCATCTTCTTTATCCTCAGTCCTGACGACCGGAATCTTGATGGCCTTCTCTCCCTTCTTGACTGCGTATCCCTGAGCTATCCATCTGCCGAAGGTGAAAATATCTTTGTAAGGCTCACATCCACAGCTTAGGGCGCTTTTCAGATGTGATGCATTGGCTACGCTGTACCGGCTGAAACTCTTGGCCTCAGTCTCAGTCATCTTAACTTTTGTCGCTGTTGTCATCGGTCGGTTCCTCTCCTTGTTTTAATCTCTACCTGTATACTACTACTACTATCACGCTGTGTCCATAGGGTAAAGTATTGCAAATACTTCGTTTAGTGCTAACTATCCAGCGGCTTCTTGACGTGCAGGCGCAGGCTTATTATTATTAGTCCATTAGGAGATACTATGTCCGACGGTCTCACGCCCAAACAACGGCTTTTTGTCACTGAGTATTTGATAGACCTCAACGCTACTCAGGCTTATATCCGCGCTGGGTACCTCGTCAAGTCCGACAATGTGGCCGCTGTGAAGGGCTTGGAGCTGGTAAGAAATGGTAAGGTGGCCGCTGAGATCGACAAAGCCCTCAAAGCCCGCGAGTCTCGCACTCTCATCACCGCCGACAGAGTGCTAACAGAGCTTGCGCGATTAGGCTTTTCTGACATGCGGGATTATGCGATGTGGGGGCCTCACGGCGTCACCCTCAAGCATTCCGACGAATTGACCGAAGCCCAGGCCAGAGCCGTGATCCAGGTCTCCGAGCACCGCACCGTTAAGACCACGTTTAGCAAAGAGGGCGACGTTGTGGGTGAGACCGTACAGAGCAATGTCACTTTCAAGCTGGCTGACAAAGAGGGGTCGCTTGATAAGCTGGCCCGGCATTTGGGCATGTATCTCAAGGAAGGTACGGGCGGCGATGTCAATATCTATGGCCCGGTGCAGTTTGTGTTCGACAAGCCCGTATTCGACGCTATTTGACAATAACATAGGCCCCTGAGAGCCAAAATTAGGCGGGTATTTGGAGCAACGTGACTACTACTACCCTTGACAGGCCAGCCAGGCCGCCACGCTTCGTATGGGAGGCGACGGACAAGCAGAAAGCGTTCCTCGCCCGTACTGAGGACGAGGTCATGTTCGGCGGCGCTAAATACGGAGCCAAGACGGATGCACTCTTAGCATGGTGCATCAGCCGCCGGCAGAAGTACGCCAAGAGTCGAGGGTTGTTCATCCGGCGAGAACTGGCAGAGGTCGTCAAGCAGGGTGCGGCGTGGGACAGGATACAGGAGTTCTGCGGCCCCGACTGTCGATATAACCAGACCGACCACCTTGTCTACTTTCCAAACGGCTCAGTCCAAGAGTTCGGACACTGCCAGAACGAGAACGACAAGTATAAGTACCAGGGAGCGCAGTATGACGACATCTGTTTCGACCAGCTCGAACAGTTTACAGAGTCACAATATACCTTCATTTGTGCGGCTGGTCGTGTCCCTGCATCCAGAGACGTCAGAGATAACGATGGCAACCGTATTAAGGCTAGAATCAGGTCGTCGGCCAACCCCGGCGATACCGGCCACGGATGGGTTAAAAAGACCTTTATCGACGTAGCGCCTCCCTCAACACCGTACACAACACAAGCTGTCATAACTCCACCTGATGGCGAGCCTATAACGGTACAGCGTACCAGGGTATTCATTCCCTCACTGATCTTTGACAATCCTCACGCCTCTCCTGAGTATCTGGCCGTCCTGGACGCTATGCCAGAGCCTTACCGTTCAGCCTACCTATACGGCCTATGGGACATCTTTATCGGCCAAGCATTTCAGGACTTTAAGCCAGTCAAGGATGGCAAGCCCTACCACGTCATACCCACATTCGAGATACCGCAATTATGGCGCAGAGCCGAGGGCCACGACTGGGGCTTTGCAGCACTCATGTATCACTGTTGGGGAGCGGCTGACCCCGAAGGCGGCCTCATCATCTACCGGGAGCTTGCAGGTCGAGGCTGGAATAATACAGAGATAGCTCAGAGAGTGCTCGAGTCGAGGGGCGCGGACCAGATTGGTGTCACATACGCCGGGCACGACATCTTCAACGACCGCCAGGCGGCGATGAACCAGGACACCGTTAACCGCATGGCCGAGGCCGGCCAGCTTACCAACAAGATTGTTGACGACTATAAGACAGCCGGCTTGCTAACCTGCCAGATGGCTACAACTGATAGATTGTCAGGGAAGATGAGGTTCCATGAGCTATTCAAAGAACGGCCCGATGGTGTACCCTTGATGCGAATAATGGACTGTTGCCCTATACTGATAGAGACATTATCGCAGATACAGCTCGATCCCAAGCGCTCAGAGGATGTTATAACCGACTATCCTGCTGACGCGGTGCTTCGGGATGATCCTTACGATGGAGCTAGGTATCTACTTATGGGCATGATAGGGATCACAAAGCCGCAGGAGCCGGAGCAACCCAACACTGGATGGGGATGGTATAGATAGATGGCAAGTGTTATCGCGCAGATATGGATTAAAACCATACGGGCCTGTGCGCAAGCCGGGTGCCAAGCTTGCAGGCAAATATTGGAGGACTATGGATAGGCCAAGCCGTGACTATATCGAGGGCCTGCTAACGTGGACCGGCGGCGGCTTTGACAAAGCACCGTACACGTCCGCCACAGGAGCCACGCAGACCGCCACGGCCGGCGGCGCGTGGGGCATCTTCCGCGAGCGAGTGGCCCGCGAGATGAAGTTCAACCGCTTGGAGTTCGACGATGAGGTAAAGGGCGACGGCGGCAACATCAAGTATTTCCCCAACGACTTTCGCATACTCCTAACGGCAACTGGACCCTCAAAGGTACGTGCCGCCTATAACCAGGTCTTTGTGGCCGACCCGCAGGTCAAGGTCGAGATACCGGAGGGATACCGCACTGACAGCACGAGAGAGGCCGCAGAAGACCCTTTGACGAACTACCTGCTGGCCTGTGTGCAGAGCGACGAACGGCAGGGTGACAGCGCGCCGCTCGTGCTGATGAAGATGAACTGCATCGCCTACGGTCTTGGAGCTATCCAAACCACATGGAAGCGCAACGCATATCCAAAGGAGCCTGTGAGGAAGAAGGGCGAGAGTCAGTCCGATTGGGACGAGAGGAAGAAGCAGTGGCACGCCATCTGCACCGAGACCGACCCCTTCGAGACGAAATCACTCCATCCTCTCTCGGTAGCGTACGATAGAGCGCACAAACCGCCGCGGTGGGCGCTCACGGTCGAGACAACGACGCCCTGGGATGCGGCCGAGGACTATCCGTATTGGGCCGAGCACAGAGCTTATGACCGCGCTCATGCAGTGCCCGACAACAGCAACACCTTGTTGACCAAAGTCTGGTTCTGGTCTAACGAATGGTGTGCCTGCTACATAGACGGCGAGCCTGCGATAGGTCCCGGCTCTAGCAGCGGCGAGTACAAGGCCGACGAGAACGGCGTGGCCAAGAATCCCTACGGATTCATACCGATAGACTTCGCGCCCGGCGGGCACGGCGACCAGGACCCCGACAACCGACCGGAGTACGAGCTTGTTGGCATATACAAGAACATGCTTGACCTGCTGCTGGCCGAGGCCTCATGCTTCACACTCGAGGAGATATACCGGCAACAGGCATCGTACGGCAACAAGAAAATAGTCACAGCGTCAGACCAGGGCACGGCAGACCGCATTGAGCGAGCGCTCGTGGGCGGGCCTAACCAGGTGGTGAAAATTCTACAGGGCAAGGCCACCGTGCAACAGCTAGAGCAGGGACAACTACCGCAGGTCCTGACAGACCAGAGGGAGCGACTGAAGCAGGACATAGACACCGCCTCGGTGCATGACATAGCGACCGGCGCCGGAAGCCCAACAGAGGCCGCACGGAGAACGGCGCTTCGTCTTGTACAGACTGACAAGCAGGTGGCGCAAGCGGCCACCAACATCGAGCAGGCGATGGAAAGCAACCTACGCAAGCGCCTACTGATGATCAAGAACGTCTACAAGAAGTCCGTTGGTCGCAATGTCGCGCCACGAGGACAGAGGGCTTCGTACGTCTCGCTGAAGCCTGAAGATATTCCGTCCGTGTTCACCGTCACGGTATCGCTCATTGGAGACACCGACGAGCAGAAGCAGCAGAAGCAGGACGCGGGCAACGCTAGGCTGGGTATATCGCTGGACATGGACACATACTGGCGAGACTACGCCGACGAGAAGCATCCGGACAAGATCAGACAGGGGCTACTGAACGACCTGGCGTTTGAGAACGTGATAAAGCCTGCGTATATTCAAGCGCTCAACGGTGAATTCCCGAAGATACTGGCAGAGGTGGCAGCGGAAGAGGGTATAATATACACGAATGAGGAATTACAGGCGAACCTACCGCCGCCGCAACCGCAGGTAGACCCGATGACAGGGCAGCCCATACAGCCTGTGGCGCCACCGCAGAACGGAGCGCAGCCTGTGGGTGGGCCTCCAATGCGAGTTATGGGATAAGGAGCACGGGAGCCACTATGAGAACCTTAGCAGAGATCGCTGAAATGCTTGCGGCCTGCGATGCAGAGATGCTCCCGAGGCCTACTAGGCTTAGGATAAGCCATTCTGATGCTGTCGCATTAACTGAGGATTTGAGCATACCACGTGAGTGGGCACATGAACGACCCTTGCAAACAGGCGACCGGTGCATGGGTATACTCATCGAGGTAGTAGATGACTGACATCGCAGACCTGATACAGGGCGCGCTGGCAACCGACAGAGCGCGGCTGAAGGACATGGTTCGCAAGCTCGCCAAAGAGCAGCCGGACGTGTTCAGGCGCGGCGTTCAGGCTTGGCTCACGCCGGTCGACCCGAAGGCCGAACGTAAGGCGCTGAGAGAGCTAGCAGACCCTGAGGTCTTTATGGACGCAGTCACTGCGTTGGAGAAGGAAACGAGCGCGCAGGAAGTGGATGAGATACTACGATGACTAGCGGGAATATCTCCCACGGGCACGGCCCTTACTTACCATATCTCGCACATTATCGTGATTAGTGCCTAGAAACAGATGCTCGGGTCTAACACATGGAGGATTATCGCACCTGTGGCAGACAAACAGACCGTCAGGGATATGGCCATAGTGGAGAAGCCAGGATACGCGTGGAGCCATCAAATACTGAGGCTGTGTATGTGGAGCATTTTTAATATGTCCATAGCCTTTTTGGGCTTTACTGCCAGTCCATACCCAACAATCACCAGGCTCATCAGAAACAAGCACATATTTCCAAAGCCTAGTCTCAAGGGATTGAATAGGATGATTGTTACTATAATGCCCGCGCCTCGCATGACCCCTAATAAAACGCATAGGGACACCTCTTACGCGGTTAAGACTTCGGTCAGTACGGGTAGGGATCGTGGTGGGCTTCTTACAGCCGCATTCACAGAGGCCGTAAGAGGTGCTAAACTGAAGTTGCATGGAAGGTGTACTCCTTTCGTGCCACCCCTCAGGACGTTAGTAGCGTCGCTGAGGCTATTTGTATTTGTAGGTATTATACCATGACGAAGTTTCGCGTACTATCTGGCGGATTGCCATATAGAAATCAGGTTGGGGTTAGTCAGCGCTATGGAAACCCCGATGCTAGATATTCTAAGGGATATAATCAGGGTGAAGATTATCCCTTTGCAGAAGGTACTCCTATACCCTTTGAATATAGTGGCAGAGTTATAGATGTTGGGAATCATCCGCAATGGGGTACATACGTCACAGTTCGTGATGATAATGGATATAGTCAGCAGTACAGCCATTTATCGGAAGTCAACGTAAGCGTAGGGGATCGAGTCGAGGAAGGCCAGACAGGCATTAAGTCTGGCAGCACGGGGTGGGTAACAGGCCCTCATCTCGATTACACAGTTAGAGACCCCGACGGCAACGACATTGACCCTCAGAGCTACGAGGGAGAGGACGATGACGATATGCAGCAGATTATTCCAGGTGACACAGGTGACGCCGATAGAGGGTATAGCGGCTTACCGGACGAAGAGCCGGAGGTTATACCAGGCAGCGGCGGCATTGTTGGCATACCCGTTACAGCGCCGGACGGCACGATACTGGGCTGGAACGTTGTGGAGACGGAGGCCGTGCCCGAAGCGGGACTTCCGGCCAAATACAAGTTCATCCCGGCACCAAAGGCCACAGCCGGCTCCCAGCCACGTTCGGCCTCGGCGCTTGCCAAGCTGGATGATAGCCATACTAGAGAGGTGGATGCTCATGAATATGAGTACCGGCAGGGCCGCGATGCCATAAACGATGAGCGATACAAGGAAGAGAGAGACTACAACAGAGCGATAGATGAAGGCCGCTATGCCGATGCTCAGGCTATCAAAGAGCGCATCACGGCATTACAGGAAAAACAGCAGCAATTAGATGAGGACTTCAGGCGCTTTAAGACCACGCTCGATGAACAGTACCGCAGGGATACGCTGAAGCTACAGGCTGAGTTAGGCTATGCCTACTCTCGCCGCCAGGATGTGTCTCTGGGGTTACAGCGGCAGAATCAAGCCTTCAACCAGGAACAGACGCAGATAGAGAACGCCAGAGCCACGGCCAGCAGGCCAAGCTCATATCTGGAATACGCCTTTACAACGGCTGGCGTGAAGCCGCCGCCGGGTACCAGACTGGCAGATGTTATGGCACGGATAAAGCCCACGCCGGGAGTAGAGGACTATCTCAACCAGCAGTTCGGACAGCCTGCACCAGGGGCCACCACAGGCCCACCAGCCAATGTTGTTGGCGGGAATGGCCCATCACTAGGGCCGAGCGCAGGACCTAGCCTGGGGCCGTCTCTAGGGCCTTCTGCAGGACCTTCGTTAGGCCCGCCGGCGCAGTATGACGAAGCATCTATTATCCAGGAGTTAGAGCAGATACGCCGAGGAGGTGTGTAATGCCGCCAGTGGTTAGTGGAGGGTTTGCATATTACAGCGACCCCGCAGAGTTCAAAGCAGCGTTCGACGCATATCAGGGAGGCGGCCCATACCCTGCGTATAAACCCGCAGCGCCTACCGCTCCATCCGCGAATGATATTCTGCTGGGCGCAGCGCAGCCAGGTATGATAGCGCCCGGATTCACCGGAGCCGGTAAGCCTGTAACCGACACCGGCGCATACGATGATAATTACTACAGGCCACCATCCTCGACCGTGAGCGTGCAACCCGTTGGTAAGTCTAGCGGCGGCAGGTACGGCGATGCGCCACAGTTCGGAGGCAGGCCCATCTCCGCGCAGGTCGGCGAGCGTCCTTTCTGGATGAACTACAGCAATGACGAGTTGATGAAGCTCTCGCCGCAGGCCCTTGCATCTCTGCCGCCTGAAGCCTTTGCCACGATGCCTAACGACGTATTCGTGAATAACCCCGGACTCCTGCAGAAACTGACACCTGAACAGATACAGGCCAGAGGGTTCGGGCTGGACTTCCAATATCAGCAGGGCATAGGAGAGTACAGACCGCAGGAAGGTGGCATACCGACCTACCAGCAGCTACAGGGAAGCGGAGTCGTACCGCCGAGGGTACAGACCGCGCTGGCTCCCATGCAGCCGGGGCAACGGGGAGTCTCGCCATACGCCGTGAGCTACGAAAGCGCGGGTATCCGCAGACCATCATCGCAAACATACGGAGCGATGAACCCAACTGACCGAGAGGCGACAATGGCAACATTCCAGGGCGTGGGACTAGAGCCTGCCGATGTGCTTGGAGACATCAACCGCAGTCAGGGATCGCAGATGCGGAGTGTCACGAGAGTGGGGTAATGTGCATATACCGAAGCACGTAGTCATTGGAGGGATGACCTACCAAGTGGAAAGTGTGCCCACTTTAGCGGGGGAGGATGGCCGTATGCTCTTTGGGCAGTGCGTCAATAGCCAAAATCTTATACAAATCCACGGGGGGATAGCGCCGGATGCGCAAGAGCATACCTTCTTCCATGAGCTTTTACACGCCATTGTCAATGTGTACGAGTTGAAAAACGACACAGAGGAATTGGTGGTCACGCGATTCGCCACAGTTCTGTATGATACCCTCAAGAGAAATGGTATTATCTGATGCCCATAGCCCGACAGGTAGGTCCTTCAGTCAGGCCACGCAACTGGCAATACATCCCGGAGACGGGCACATTTCTCGATCTCGATACGGGTGAGGAAGTGGAGGCCAGCGGCAGTCCTGTAGCCACGCCCACAATCGAGGTAACAGACTTCGAGCCGGGAACACCTGCGGAGATGGACCCCATGACATCCTTCACGCCGGGGACTGATCCTGCACGTTACGATGAGATGGAGCCTGTTCCCGATGAGAGTGCACTGGAGCCGTTCATCATGCCATCACGGGCGCCACAGACGCCCTTTGAGCCACCGGAGACTGGACTAGACCGCTTCCTTACGGGAGCGCCGCAGCCTAGCAATCTTGTAAACGACTTTCTCACAGACTCACCAGGGACTACCAGGCGCCCTGTCTATTCGCAGGACGTCTTTCTCGACAGCAGACAGCCCGCTCTATCCGATCTCATTAAGCAGGGAGGTGGTTCTAATGCGCTTATCCAGCCTGCACAGGTGGGCGAGGAAGAAGTACCCGCGAAGTCCAGACTAGAGCGTGCCGGCGATATTGCCATGACTCTGTTGGAGAACCCCCTAGCCGAGGCCGTCGGCACGACACCCGCGCTACAGACCGGACGCAGTCTTGTGCGTGGTGCGAAAGCATTAGGCGAAATAGCGGAAGAAGCGCCGGACGTAGCACGCAGGCTGGCGAGAGAGGAAGCGGGCGAGTTATCGCTTGGGGATATTGACGACGAAATAAACCGTCTATACCGGCAGATGGACAGACTACAGAATGAGGGCGCTCCCGAAGAACAGATAGACGCACTCCTAGACCAGATGGCGGCGCTCGATAAGGTCAAGGACGACCTGGGATATACCAGATCATTAGTGCCGGAGCAGATGCAGGCGGAGGACATTCAGCAGGAGATTCTCGGCTTAGAAGATACTCTCAAGAACAGCAAGGTGGCAAAGCACAAGAACCTAATAGCTAAGACGGGTGAGTATGTTGTGCCGCCGACTCCCATAGAGCCAAAGCCCGATGGCAATGGGTTTCAGTATAGCGTGACCAAGAGCCTGGACGAAGCTGGCGTATTCCCCCCAAACACAGTTGAAGTGCCGAGATACTATGCCGAGCAGCGCAACCTCCAAGACCTTTATGATACACAGAGAGCGGTTATAGCGGCTGAGGGCGACGTTACGCAGTCCGTGAGGCGTCTTACCGACGTGGCCCGTTGGGGCGAGGAAGAAGCGGCTCAATCGGCCATTGTCATGAAACAGCTTGCCGTTGACGGCGACGTTGCCATGATGCAGATGTTTGCTGAGGTTATGGATCAGCAGGGACTTATGATGGGCCGAGGCGTGCAGGCGTGGGCTGCTATCAAGAAGCTGTCGCCGGAAGGTATCGTTAGCACCATCGACAAGGTGGTTGATAAAGCAGTCACAGCGAAGGGCGAAAAGAAGATTAGCAAGCAGGTCGAAAAGGTCCAGGAGGACGTACTGACTCGACAGGCCAAAGAGAACAAGAAGACAGAGCTTGCGAAGGTTGACGCCGTGCGCAAGGTGAGCAAGACTGCTGAAGCCGCAGTCCGGAAGATGATAGTCAACAAGAAGCCCGTCACGCTCAAGACCTTTGCGGATTCCCTCATGGCGATGATAGGCGACGAGGGCGGCGCTGTAAGACTCAGCCAGGGCGTTGATATACCTCAGGACGTTCTGGAATCATTCGCCAAGCGAGCGCAGGATATAGCGGGCATGGAAGCGGGTGATGCCAGACTAGCGGCTAAGGAAGCTCTGAAACGCGAGCTTGAGAGCTTCGGCGTGGAGTATGCAGCGGCGGCAGAGGCTAAGAACCTAGCCGCAACCGAAGCTGCCAGAGCGGCAGCGCTGGCACGCAATAGAGCTAATGCTATCTACCGACAGCAAGTAAAGGGCGAGCTAGCGGCTGATGTGAACGCCACCAACCGGTCGGCTATGCTGTCGATGGCCGAGAATAAAGCCAAGCTCAAGGCCGAGGCCAGAGAAGCAGCTAAGACCGCAGCGGAGAGCGAGAAGGCTTTACAGACATATAGAGCGCGAACCGCTGAGGAATACCGTAGAGCGCGAACCGCCGAGACAAAAGCCACACTCAAGGCCATGAGACAGGCTGAGGAAGACGCATTGGCGGCAGACGCCAAGATAGCTCGCACTCAAGCCAACGACCTGGCGAAACAGGAAAGAGCGGCAGCTAGGCAGACCGCTAAGGAGTATAGAGCAAGGCTTAAAGAAGCTGAAGAGGCCGAACTAAAGAGGCTTGCGCCCATAGTCAAAGAGGAAAAGCAGCGCCTTGCGGACGTGAGCTATCTAACCGACAAAGAGGCCAGGATAGCTAAGGAGCGCATCATCTCCGCTGAACGCGAGGCGATTACAAAGGCCAGAACGTTCAGCCGCTTAGGCGACAAGGTCACAACCATAGAGCTTGCAGAGAGCTTTATAGACCGCGCTAAGGCGTTGAGCCAGCTTGTCGAGGGCACACCTGAGCATTACATAGCGTCACGAGCCATCATGCACGATATAGCCAGCCTGTTCCCCGCTTCCAAGTGGGATACCGCGCTGGGCATACTCAATATTCCGAGGGCGCTCAAAACGTCCTTTGACTTTTCAATGCCCTTAAGGCAGGGTATGCTGGCAATCGGCAGTCCCGCATGGCGCAACGCCTGGGGGCCGATGTTCAAAGCGGCGTGGTCTGAGCAAGACTTCATCCGCATGGATGCAGTTATTCACACCAGGCCACTGGCGAAACGGTCAGACGATGCTGGGCTATTTATGTCAGAGCTAGACGGAGCATTGAACAAGCATGAGGGCGACTTTGCCAAGAACGCTTTGGGCGTACTCACAAGACCGTCCGAGCGCAACGCCACGATGTTCCTGAATAAGCTCAGGTCGGATATGTACGATGGCATGGTGAATCAGATAGAGGGATGGGGCGCAAAGCTCACGCCGCAGGATGATAAGGATATAGCTCAGTACATCAACTGGGTTACCGGACGTGGCAGTCTTGGCGATATAGACCGCTCGCGTTTGGGCAACACGATTATGAATAATACTTTCTTTGCAGCCCGTAACTGGGCGTCCAGGCTACAGGCGCCGATGGCGGCGGGTAAGGCGTTTGCAAGCCTAGCGCCTGGCTCCCAGAAGCTGCCATTTGCCTACAGCAGGCCCGTTGCAGTAGCGATTGCAACCGAGTGGTCTAAGAGCATAGCTCTTATTAGCTCTATGCTGGCAATGGCCAAGCTGTCGAGTTTCGATGTGGAGATGGATCCGCGCAGCAGTGAATGGGGCAAGATAAAAGGCCCCGGCGGTATCCATATAGACCTGTTAGGCGGCGAGGCGCAAAACGTACGCTATCTGGCGCAGATAGCTTTGGGGCAGTCCAAGAGCGCAGCGGGCAATATTACCAACATAGATAGGACAGAGATGTTGGGCAGGCTCATTCGCTCCAAGCTGGCCCCGATTGCGGGTACGGGATGGAACCTATGGTCCGGCAGTGACTTCATGGGCAAGCCCAATACACCGATGGGAGTGACGGAAAGCCTGCTGGCCCCGATGATTCTGTCCGAGCTAAAGCCTGCTTATGACGGAGCGGGCTATGTGGGAGTGGGCGCGACCGCGGCCATGTCAAACTTTGGTATAGGCGTCAACGTCTATAAGTCCACCAGAGATGTACAGGATGAGCAGTCCAACAAGCTCTTTGCAGGCAAGAACTATGACGACCTTGACCAGAGCCAGAAGAACGCTGTGGACGCCACGCCTGAGGTCTCGACGGCCTTTGCAGAGATAGACAAGTCTTATGTCATGTCTCAGGGCGATGCAACAAGCGCCGCAAGTGACTTCTACAAGTCGGGGAAGGCTACGCTTGAGGCTGAGTTTGCAGGCCGATTCCCTTACCTAGAAGGCAAGGATAAGCTGGAGGCGGTGCAAGAGCTTCTAACCCGTAACAGGCAGAACGGGCAAACCACATGGGGAAGTGCGTTGCTGGCAGAACGTGACAAGAAGCCGTTTACCGACATGAAGGACATACTAGCAGACTTATATTTGAGTACGCAGCCTAAGATGGTCGAGGGCGAGCCTGACTTCGAGACTCAGCGGATTGAGAGAGAGAAGATATTGCAGGACGCCAGGCAGAGGGGCATTGACACAAACTATATTACCGGTACCGGCGAAGGGACGTTCCGCAAGAAGCAATGGAGCGATCCGGTCGTCGCAAGGGTGATGGACGAATACTACGCAGCGCAGGTGACACTGAAGCCGTATTGGGAAGTGGGCGACAAATGGCTAGAGCGTTTCCCTGCTGCCAAGCCTGCAATCTCACAGATAACAGACTTGAAAGAGGGAGACCCTGAGCGCAAGAAGCTGGAAACGAAGTATGGGGGCTTCTGGGATGCATATCGCGCAGCGGTTAAAAGGGACAGGGCGCGGTTGCGTATCGCCAACAAGGCAGTGCAGGAGGCAGGGCAAGCCTTTGGTTACGTCGGGCCTATCACGCAGTCTGTCAGGGAGAGTGCACGATGATAAGCATTCCATGCGCTTGTTGCTCACTATCTGCCTTCAAGGTTATTGGAGACTGTATCCAGGTCACGGTGAGGCATAACGGGGCATACCACACAAGTGTTGTGTCTCTAACTGAGATTCAAGACAAGATAAACAAAGCTGCTATGCAGTCTCTTCTTGACAGTAGGGAGAGGGTTATTGTAACGTAATCTTAACGGTGGGAGTCTTGGCTGAGAGGACTAAGGCTGATACTAGATAGAAGGGTTGGCTGGCGCTAGAGAGCCTATAGCCGAGTTCCATCCGTTCGAATCGGATAGACGCCCACCAAACACAACTAAATAGCAATGGTGCCGTAAGTGTGCCGACCTTTGCGTGTTCTTAGAACGCCGACAAAGGTCGGCTTTTTTGTTGCCCAGCAATACACCCTTTAGGAGATAAAGGAGAAATGGTTACAGAGAACACAATCCAGGATGGAGTCGAAACTACACCTGAGGCCGCGCCCGATCCGGTGCTCACAGAGCTTAAGGCTATTCGTGAGAACCAGACCAAGTTAGACAACCGTCTTGGCTATTTACAGCGCAAGATAGACAACACGCCGCAGGGGCAGAGCATTGACCCGGCCCTTTCCCGCCAGGTGGCGGAGATTCAGCGAGACCTGGCCGAACAACGGCTGTCGAGCATGACCGATGACGAGCAGATCGCCTATTACAAAAAGCAGGCGGAGGAAGCGTCCAAGAACACTCCGCCGGCGGCGATCCCTCTTTCGGACGGTAGGCTGAAGGCCATAGTCGATGACTTTTATCAGGCAGAAGTCGTGGATATCATCAACGACTATTGCCAGGATGCAGGGATTGACCTCACGCCGGCGATGAAGAGCTATCTGGATAACCAGATACCGCTGGATATCAACCGGTATACAGGACAGCCTGATCCTACCAGCTACCTCAAGGCGGCACAGAAGTACCTGAGAGACCAGCAGAAGGCCAAGACTGAGGCGGCCACGAAGACAACCCCAGCGGAAGAGGCGGGAGCCACGCTGGGAGACGGTACGAGGTCATCCGGAGGCAGAGGCAAGGGAATGACCTGGGCACAGGCGCAGAAGATCAAGAGCGTCAATGACCTTACTGACGAAGAGTACTTCGCGATTATAAAACAGAGTTAAAGCACACTCCCAAGTAAAGGAGTATCAAGTCTATGAGTATAACCAATTTCAATCCAACAATCTGGAGCAAGGCCCTGCTAGCCAACTTGAACAAGGTCCATGTGCACGCTGATGTGCTGAACAGGGATTACGAGGGCGAGATTAAGGAAGCAGGCGACACAGTTAAGATATCCTCAATCGGACGCATCACCGTCAAGGCTTATACCCGTAACGCAGGACTGGGAGGCACCGCGGCCAGCCCGACCATTACAGGCATTGAGCGCCCGGAGATACTACAGGGTTCCTCGCAGTTCCTCACCATCTCAGAAGGCGATTACTTCAACTTCGCGATTGATGATGTGGACGCGAGACAACAGAAGCCGAAGCTGGTGAACGAGGCCATGAGCGAGGCGGCCTACAGCATGGCCGATGCCATTGACCTGTTCGTCAACTCCACGCTTCAGACAGGCGTCGCAGGCACAGCCGATGGCAATGGCAACCGTCTGACAGCACGGACTATCGGCACAGGCGCAGGCGATGATGACGCCTATGAGACCCTTGTGGACCTGCGGACCAAGCTCAAGGAGAACGACGTGACCGGCTCCCTGTGGGTCATAGTCCCGCCCTGGTTCTACGGCGCACTTCAGAAGGACGACAGGTTCGTCAACTACGGCACCGGCGAGAACAGGGATACGCTTGCAAACGGCAACATTGGCCGCGCGGCAGGGTTCGAGGTAAAGGAGAGCAACAACCTCTCCGGCGCAACATCCGGCACCCTGGCCGTTGCAGGCGGCGTATATACCATACTGGCCGGAGTCAAAATGGCCGCTACGTTTGCACAGCAGATAGAGAAGGTGGAGGCGTTCAGGCCGGAGGATGGCTTCAACGACGCCGTGAAGGGCTTGAATTTGTACGGCTGCAAGGTGACCCGCCCGTACGCGCTCGCCAGTGTCGCCGTGACGAAAGCCTAAACTGCCGTAGTAGCCTAAAAGGAGAGAAATAAAGCATGGCAACCACAGCTATTACCACGGAACTTTTAACACTCAACACCCGGAGCGCAGACCTGCCCTTCATAGCGGGTGGCGGATCTGCCAACGCCATTGTTGCCACTGCGGCTGCCGATGGCTGGATAGTCAGTCCTCCATCCGGCCAGCAGTTCGACGAGCGGCTGGTGTTCATACTAGGATCCGACGGGTCCGGCGGCACGGTGACATTCAAGGCGGGAGACCGCTATCCGGCGCAGCGTGCAGACCTGGGAGACCTCATAATCACGCTTGCCGCCGATGACGGCCGAGTGGTGTTCGTAGAGACCAGCAGGTTTATGCAGAACGACGGCACCATCAACGTCATACCGTCCACCACAGGCCTTGTAATAACGGCGGTCATGGTGCCAAAAGGCGCGTAACAGTAAACGGCGGAATGCCGGCCGCGTAAGCGGCATCTCGGAAGGAGATAAATATGCCAAAGAAATTCTACTTACCAATGACACGCAAGCACGTAACCTCGGGTTCGCGCTGGGCGCATGAGATCGGTACAGACTACTGGCTCATGGTGCCCGGCACGCTCGATATATTCGCAGCAGCGTCCACCGCGACAGGCGACGAGCTTGCCGAGAATGGCTGGGTCTCAACCTCCCTGGTTCTTACGGCTGGCTCTGGCGCAGACTTCGGCTCTTCATCGGACAAGGGGACACCGCCCCATGCACTGACCAATGCCAGCGCCGACCTCTTGGAATCGCCCGCCATCTTTGGCGACTATGTGCACATGAGAGCCGCCGCTGACATTGCAGGTATGGCATCACTGCCCCGGTTCCTCATCGCCCGCTTCTGGGGTAACATGACAGTCAGCTCTGCCGATGAGCCACGTTCAGGCTGGGGATTCATCGAGGACGGCGGCAGCGCCGCAACCGAAGCAGATCAAGCCGCGTGGATATCTTCGGACGGCTCGAACTTCCAGATCGGAGCAAATGCGGGGACGCCGGATAACTTTGCGACGGATGACACCGACACATGGCATGAGTTCGCTATAGTGATGGCGGTAACGGAGCAACGCGCATACGCCTTCATTGATCCGACCTGGCGTTTTGGCTCGCCGCCCATAGGCTCATCTGACGGGTCTGTGGCGATTGTGGCGGATGAAGCGCCCTATAGCTTCGGCTTCCATGCGCTGACAACCAACAGGCCTGCGTTGGGGCTGACACATATTTACTACGAATGGTAGTGTTCTAGCTGGTAGCAAAGTAAAAGGAGTAACGAAATGTCCGTAGCGACCATGATAAGAGCAATCGTGCGAGGCTCCTCTGAGGAGGGCAACGCAGAGATAGATAAGGCGAGGCAGGTCCTGGTCTCGCAGGGATACCCCGCGCTGACTGAGCTTACCCGCAGAGGCAAGGGCTATCAGGCGATGACCACAGCGGCCGGCGCTGCCCTGGTAGTTAGACCATCGACCGTGGCGCTTGCCACACTGCATAATCTGGCAACCAGCCCGTTTCACCTGGTGATCTACAGGGTGTTTGCCTTCAACCTAGTGTCTACGGCGGCCGAGGCCCGTGCCGGCATCTGGCTTTGCTCGCATCCCGTGGGGCAGACTGCGCCGACCAACGACATTACCGTGAGAAACAGCACATCAGGGAAAGCCGCCGGCGATGGCGGACATACCATCCTGGATGCAGGCGCCACCGTTGCGGATGATGGCTGGTTCCCCTGGGGCGACGGCAAGTTTGACGTTGAGCCAACCGGCGTGTTGCCCGGCGCTGTCAGCAGTCCCATAATCAACGGCGCTATCATTGTGCCGCCTGGTGCAGGGCTATCCGGCACCGTAGTATCCTCGGTGGCAGGCAACACCTACACCTTCGGATTCCACTGGTTCGCAGTGCCCAACTCGGAGATGTCCATAGATTAAAAGGTCTAATTTCTTAGGGAAGGAGGCCCTAATCTATGGCTATACTGTTTAATGCGCTACAGACGGTCACGGCCGATTCTGGCAAGCTGGACGTTGGCGGACATCCGTTCAACGCGTTCAGCTTTGTCACGTCCGGCTTCAGCGGCAGTCTGCAAATACAGGGCCAGTTCAATAACGATGCCACATGGAGACGCGTCCGGTATTGGACATTTAACCCTGCGACATTGGAGCAAACGGGGCCTCATGATGGCCCCATAGTTCCTCCTGCTACGGGCGAGATGCACTACTACACCTTTAGCGCTCTGCGGTCTTTGCGCGTCAGCAAGACGCAGGGCGGCGGCACCATTGTAGTAGACCACTTCCATCCTCCGATTGAGGAGTCGCTGCTTGTCCTCAATGGTGGCGGTAGTAGCGCGGCGACATCCACAGAAGTCACACAGAGCACACCTGAGAGTCTACAGGTACAGGCACATCTGACCTGGGGCGGCGAAGATGTGGACGAACTGCATAGGGTGCCTGTAGATACCAATATGGAGGATAACCTGCGGGCCATCGCTGCCCGGCTTCTGGCGTCCGGCACCACTACCAGCAAGGCGGAGAAGGCGCTGGCAGCGGCCGGAGACTATGCCGCCAATGATGTTCTGAGCGAAAGCGCTACATCCGGCGTAGGCCGAAGCTGGTACTTCCCCAACTGTGCACTCGAACCGGGGCGCAGCTTCCTGATTATGGGCATTAGGGCGCGCATCACCGAGGATAGCGTTACCTTCCGCCCGCAGGTCAACTTCTTCCGGCAGAACCCTACCGCATCCGAGCTTGACGATAACGCAGCCTATAATATGGTGGCAGCGGATAACAGGGGAAAGTCTCTGGGGCCATATACATTGCCTGCGTTCAGCGACATCGGGGCCGAAACTCTGTCGGTGGACAATGATATCCGTATGATGATAACGCCCGCGGGCAACGAGATGGGCGTCTATGCCATTGTCAAGACTCTGGACGCGGAGGCCAACGAGACTGCGGGGATGGTGCTGGAAATAGAGCTTGAAGTTATACAGTTTTGAGGTGAGCAATGGCCGAGACACGAGCTACAAGAGACGCACGTATAGCCAGGCTTGAAGGCATGGGGGTACGAACACGCTTTGCACTCAGGGCCGTCAACGAGCGAGCGCTTACTGATGATGACATCGCCTGGAACGCGAAGCTAGGACGCCCTCCACACTGGAAAGAGACTTTGGACTTGCCGAAGGAGGCTGAACGGCGCGCAGAGTTTACGCGACTGCATCCACCGGCTCCGTCGGTGATAGTCTGATGGTCAAGCTGCTACGCAGCGGGATATTCGACCCGCCTCCATATCCACGACGCCTAAAGCGGGATCTGTCTGCCCTCTGGCCGCTGGATGAAGCATCCGGTAATAGGCGTGATGTCAGTGGCAACGCCAATACTCTGACGGACAATTTTACCGTTACGCAGGCAGATGGGCCGAGCATCTATATCCCGAAGGCGGCGCAGTTTACTAGGGCTAACACTGAGTATCTAACCGTAGCCGATAATACTTTTGTGTCGATGGGGGCGGGCGTCCGAATGAGTATGTCGGCCTTTGTCTATGCGGATAGTCTGCCTGCTGGCGATATGAGTATCATGGGTCGTTGGGATGCAATAGCACTACAAAACCAGCGCTCCTGTGCGTTGTATTGGACGAATACCACTAACCGCTTTGTGTTTATTGTATCTCCTGATGGGACAAACACCTCGGAAATATCCGTGTCTGCTGCTACCTTTGGAGCTGTGAGTGCGACAACCTGGTACCTCGTGGCCTGTGGGTATGACGGTGCACGCATATACATCTCCGTCAACAACGGGCCTGCTGATAGTGTAGCGTACAGCGCAGATTTATTTGATGCTAGCCATGCCTTTGCTATTGGCGCTCTTGTGAATAATGCCAGTAGTACAGCGTATTGGGATGGCCGTATAGCTCAACCCACTCTACACAAGCGGGTAGTGACAGCACAAGAAAACACCTGGCGCTACAACAATAGACAAGGCCGCTCACTAGCACAGTTACGCTTCTAAAAAAGGATAACTATGGGTGAACTAGAAGTAAGGACCCGCTGGAATTATGTAGGCCCTGATTGCTGGTCTATGCCGGGCGATGGGCATCTGTACAGTGACCCTGACTGCGAAAGCTCCGCCCTGACCTACAAGACCAGAATCGAGAACTACCAGAAGTCCGATATCCTCCTACAGGCTACCGTCTTGGCATACGGCAGCGTGCTGGATATCAACGGGCAGGAGCGCTATTACAGCGGCTTTGGGCTTGTGGCTGAAGATGATCCTGCTATGTCGTACGCCATGATACAGCTAACGCGCAATGTCGCACCCGCTCCCTACGGCGTTCACGCTGTTACGCTCACGGTCAATGGCGTCGGCTATAAGCTGATGGATGCCGTACCGAGAACCGTCTATACGTTGAAGCTCCGGTATCTCGGTCGCACCAATACGCTCTTGGCGTACGTGAACGGAGCGCTGAAGAAGACAATGAGTTGGGTGCCAACAATGGCACCATATCTTGAGGTTATCAACGTAGCTGTGGAGGCTGGACAGGTAGGGCCAGAGCGGGCATATTGCGACATAGGCAGCCTGATCCACAACGTGAGCGAGTATAACACCGAGGCATGGACGTAGTGTGGCCGACAATGACCGTGAAATCAGGCAAATACTTGGAAACCAGCACTGGATCAAGTCTGCGTTGGCCGAGCTATTAGAGAACAACGCCGCCATTATCTCCAACCAGCAGACGCAGATAACCACGCTGGCGTCTATCCTATCGGCGTTGGAAGCCATACGAGACCAACACTCGACCGCCAAAGAGATACAGGTCGCGCTGGATGAGATAAATAGGAATATCGGTTGGATGCTAGATAAGATGTAAAGGAGAGCCTGATGCCCAAAGCAAGACCTATGCCAATGAAGCACAGTACGCACAAGATGCCAAACGGGAAGACCATGTCGGATAAGGATATGGGCAAGCACAAGGGAGGCAAGAAGAAGTGAAGAAAACAATCACCATAATTCTTAGCGACACGGGGGAGGTCCTTGTCAACGGCCCTATCCAGGAGAAGGGCGTGTGTTTGATGAAGCTGGAACCGGCGAAGGATGCTATTCTAGAGCATCACCGCAAGGCCGCGGCCAGCCCCATCATGCCCGCAACGATCCTGCCGATGAGCAAGAACGGTAAGTAGTGGCACTTGACAAGCGGGAGGTACGCCAAGCTGTAGCGCCCACCGTTGGAGACCTGGGCGTGACAGGCTATATCACCACGACTGCGGCGGGCAACGCCAACGGCCTGACGTTCGTCACAAGCCAGTTCTATGGCTATGGTGCTGATCATCTCCGCAATCTGTGGATTCTGCCGACCTCCGGCACACAGGAAGGCAAGTACCGCGAGATAGACGACTTCGACGGCACGACGCCGGCCAGCTCGTCTACAAGCACCATCAAGGGGACTGCATGGAGCGCGGCGCTTGCATCCGGCGTGACTGGCGAGCTATACCGCTACGACCCAGCCCTGTACACGATAGCGATAAACAACGCTATAAAGTCCGCTTACCAGTGGATTTTCAACCCTGCGCTGGATAGCTCCATCACACTAACGGCTCAGGACTTCCGGTATACGCTGCCGACAGGCATAACACCCCAGATGGTGAAGCGCGTGATGACCGAAGGCAATTCTCCCTATGACTCACAGCCCTACTATAACCGCGAGGATTATGTGTTCAGCCCTGACAATACCGAGATATGGTTCAATATGAGGTACGTCAAGAACGAGGTCGACTTCACGACCGGGAAGAAATTATACATCTATGCTCAGAAGTACCTCACCGAACTGGACGCGGACACCAACCTCACTATTGTGACAGACAGCACCGACAAGATAGAGCTTACCAAGACGACCGACCACTGGCGTCTTTTCCTCATGTTCTGCACGGCCGAGATGTTTACGTTGTTGGCAGGGATAGCGAGCAACCCAGACCGCTCAACTCACTCCAAGCAGCGGGATGAGTCCTGGGACCTGGCGCTGAAGCAGGCTCCGCTACTGGCAATGCCCGCCATGCCGACCGCGTACAGTTGGAGCTAGCATGGTACAGCCGCAGCGAGCTTGGGACTTCACCTTAGCCTCCGGTGGCACCACCCTCAATATCATGGTGGCGAGAGGCGAAAACAACGAGCCTCTATTCAGTGTCACATCCGCACCCACGCTGCAAGACCAGGTGGATACCCGCGAAGAGGTGACGTATTCCTCCGTGCCTCCGAGCCAGGGCAAGACACAGGCCATAGTTGACGTGAGTAAGGGCGCAGGGCACCGAGACTGGAAGCCGGGCGGATATGCGTTTGCCGAGTCTATAGAGACTGAGGACGGCATTATCAGGCCGGGGCCGCTCCTGGCGCAGACCACACTCTCAGGCGGCGGCGCGCTGGATGGCACGATAGTCGCCAATACTCTACACAGTGACGGCATAACGTATATAGCCGCAGGACGGAAGGTATACCGCTGGAACTCCACGAACCAGAACTGGGAGGAACCATCCGCGCAGCCTGACGCGACGGCAACGCTTACCGACCTGCTGAGCTTCAGCGCCAAGCTCTATGCCTTCTTTGGTGCCACTCGCAACATGCGGTATTCAGCCGATAACGGCGCAACCTGGGCTGATGTGCCTGGCTTTACCGCAGCCGGCGATTCGAAGGCACGGACAGGCTGTATCAGAGAGCAACGGACAACGCGCCCACGCCTGCTGGTGGTGGTAGACCCCGACCTGAGCTTTGAGGCAGAAGACCCTGTGACTCTTACCTCGTGGGATACAGGCAGCCGCATTGGGCAGGAGTCCACCGCCATCGATGGGTTTACCAGCGTCACGGTAGCGCCGGACGGGGCCTTGCTGTTCGGGAAGAAGATGGGCTGGCGCACGATGGACGCATTCGGCAACGTAGACCCTCTCTTTGCGGCGACGTGGCTATCCACAGGCCAGGGCAAAGCCAACTTCTACAGGCCGGTTGTAGGCCCGCGACGTAATCTTTACACCATAGTCCACGACTACGATATCATAGAGTATGACAACGGAAGGCCGTCGCCCGGCTTCGGCCCAGCCCGTTTTGGGAAGGGTGTAAGCGAGATGGAGAAGGCGTTGGTCGGACTGGCGGGAGATGGTCAGGACAGGATTTACGTAGCGCTCGCCGGCTCCGAGGGCTACGTCATGAAGGGTACGTATCTGGACGCCGATGGATCAGACCGCGGACAGTGGCGTTACCACGGCGCATATTGCAAGGTAGGAGTCGCATTGACGTACCTCTGGATGGCGACAGACCCGAACGATAACCAGCTTTACCTCTGGATGGCCCCGTCTGCAACGCCCTTCAGACCTTATAGAGCGCTTATTCCGAGGGAGAATCTGGATATCGACACCAACGCTCGGTTTGTCTCATCGGCCAATATCCGCTTTGGGTACCACGATAACGGCTTCGCACATGATACAAAAGTGGGGCTACAGGCGATGCCGGTGACACGCAATCTCCTACCAGGGACACGCTCGGTCGAGCTACAGTTCAGGACGGATGACGCTACATCTTTCACGTCGATAGGCTCGTACACTGACAGCCCGGAGCCTAGCAATACGGTTGATACCTATTATCCGGCGGGCACTACAGGCAAGAAGATAGAGCTTAAGGCTATCATCACCAACTCATCGAGTACAGGACAGGCCATTATTGACAGAATCGTGGCAAGACATCTGACAAGGCATCTCCGCACCAACATTATTACAGCCACCATACTGGCGAATAGGGGGCAGCTTACCCGCATGGGCGCCAGGTCAGACGTTTCAGGCTCAGGGCTTAGAGATGCGCTGGACGATATGATGAAAGCATCCGTGCCTCCGCTGCTCACGGATGATGACGCCCGTACGTGGACGGTGGATATTCAGGATATCGACGAGGTGAAGCTGAAGAAGGGCGACTATGCCTTTAAAGTCACGATGCTCGAAATACCCACGATCCAGTCAATCGCCAGTTCAGTGGCAGGGGTAAGCCACAGCCACAAGACGGATAGTTTCACGGGAGATGGCATCGCTGCTACAGTGACACTGACCAGCCAGCCCATAGGGCCTGTATTCGTCACGAAGAATGACACGTATATGGTAGAGGGAGTGACCGAGGACTTTACCCGCTCCGGCACTACTATCACATTTGCGGTAGTACCGGCCAGCGGCGCTGATATCAGAGTACATTATCCCTATTAGGTAAGTCTATGGGCACTCGGCATATACACGTAATGGAGATAAAGAGCGGCTGGCCTGACAAGACCTGGGTACTGGGGCACAGACCGGACGGCGAAGAGATGATCATGGTGCGAGACGGCTCGCCTGCGCCCCTACACCGTGATGAGGACTGGGGCTTTGTGGGTAACGTTCTTACGATGACACACCAGCCTACCGATGGCGTAAAGCACTTCCTGTATTACAGCCACAGCGGGATATTCTCCACAGCACCTATTTCCGACCCCCTGGTTACAGTGACCAGCCCTCAGTATCTATATCCGAGAGAGAACGGGGCAACCGCTCAGTGGCAGACAGGCAGCCCAGCGGATATAGATGATACGCAGCCTATATCCAGTCACGATGGTGATACGACGTACATGGAGAATACGGCAGCCAACGGCGGCGATGACAGAGTGCATCTGTTTAAGAAAAGACCCTTTCTGCCGATACCCGCAGGTCAAACAATAACGAATGTTATTCTGAGGGCGGCAGGCAGAAGAGTCTCCGGCGCATCGTCTACGGCTAGAACACGGCTCAGAATAAGCGGCACTACGACCACCAACTCCACGCTGTTTACGATGATCTCGCCGGGCACTACATACCAGACTGGATCTGTGACCTTTACCACGAACCCTGTGACGGGCAACGCATGGACGCCCGAAGAGGTGGAAGAGATGGAGATAGGTGCTATCATAGACGCAGACGGTGCGGGCGTCCATAGGATCACGGCATTGTTTTTAGAGGTCAATTATGCGTAAGGAACCTACGTTTAATGTCTGACCCCGTAGTGGTCGCGCAAGCACAACGCCCGACGACAACGGCACTGGCGGATCGTACCACATAGCCACGACGCCAAACGGTACAGAGACGCACTGCTGTCTCTACTCACAGCGCTGTCCACGCTGGGACTGGTGATGGACAAAACTACCGCATAAGGGAGACTACCAATGGAGCCGGTACTAGCACTACTGACCATGATAGGGTCAACGATAGCGTGGTTCCTGGGGCGGCGGATGATGTTGCTCGACCAGCGGGTGAAACTCTTAGCCGTGGCCAACACCGAGGCCGACACGCTGGAACATCTACTGATGGACCTGCGGGAGTGCCACGAGATGGGACGGACAATGCTGGCCACGCAGCGCAAGATGGAGGTCGATATCGACGATCTGTTAAGGGCACAGCAGCGGGATAAGGACACACACCAGCGGATGATGAGCGACATGCAAAGCCATATCCAGGTAGTCGAGAAGCAGTACGAGGCCACGCTTGGAGAACTGTATACCACGAAGCGAGAATTGATGATCGCCTGTGAGCGGTTTAGGAATTCCGAAGAGTGGCGCATCGAGCACGAGAAGCAACATAACGGAGGATAGGATGAACGCTAGCGTAAATACCTGGTTAGGGTTAATATTTGGCCTATGTACTGTAAAGATATTAAGCAGTGGTGCGATGAGTTAGGCAATCCCAAGTTGCCGGAGCAAGGCAAGAGTGAGCATCACGCACTAGCAGATGCCAAGTGGAATAAAGAGGCGTGGGAGTTCTTATCTACCTATAAGGAGAGTATATGCCGAGGCAATTCTACCAAAGCCTTGCCCAATTCCTGATAACGTTCTTCACGGGTCTCCTAATATACCAGCACCCGCCGGCCGACCTCTCGCAGCTTTTGGAGTACGCTTGGCAACCAATGTTGCAGGGAGTGGTTGCAGCACTCGGTATATGGGGCGCTTCCAAGATGTCGGCGGGAGGCAAGGAGCCAAAGGTATAAATGGGCAGTCATTGCACGATAGAGGAGGGGAACATGAAGCTCTCCACTCACTCTCAAGGCAACAGCGGATGGCCGGCCTTCAACGTGTTGGATGTGCTGGCGAGCCGTGCCGAATACGCCAAGTGGATAGACCCGCCGGCCGCGGCCGCTCGCAAGGTGCGAGACCTGGGGATAAGGCTTATTGTGAGGCATTATGGTGCGTGGGATAATGACTGGTCTCTGTTCGATCCTGCCGCCTTTGTGGCAGACTGCCAATCGCAGGAATGGTGGACCTACGCATGGGCCATAGAAAGCCCCAACGAGCCTCATCCTGGCGATACTCTACAGCTCTCCAACCTGGTTATCAGACTGGCGAATGAGGGCAAGCAGTGTATCGTCGGCAACTGGGGCACAGGATGGGACGGCGTCTGGGTGCCCGGAGCTAAATACTACGGGTGCCACGAATACGGCCGCGCAACACTGCTGGATAGCACCCCCTGGCACGCTCTACGTTACCGTTCGTGGTTCCCCTCAGTGTTGGCTAACCAGCCGGATGCACAGCTTTTCATTACTGAGTGCGGCGTGACACAGGCGCTGGACGGTGGACCTGACATTGGGTACAGAGCAAACGGCACCACGCCCGCAGAGTATTGGGCCACGTCTCTCTTGCCTTACAACCGTGAGCTTGAGAAGGACACCTACGTACGCAAGGCTTTTGTCTACCAGTTCGGAGCCAACACTGACTGGGAGACGTTCGAGTGTGCAGGGACCGAGATAGAACAGTTATTGATAGCCTCGTATAAGGAGGGACTCGCAATGGGGCCAGACTTAAAAGACACATATTCAGCAGAGTTCACCGCATGGTGGAACGCTGGCGGCTGGCGCAACTTCGCGAGCTTCTTGGTGGCAACGGGAAGCATCGACGCCACGCAGGGCGAGATACGAACGCTGGTCAAAGACCGGCTAGAGTCCAGCGTCAAAGAAGCCGTTATATTTATGGATGCGCTCTAGAGCGCGCACGGCCTACCATACGATGTTTTTCAGTCGCGTCTCTGACATTCTCGCGTTGAGTAGCCAAAAATAAATGAGATGGCCGAACGCATGGAGGATTATCACAGCGGTGACAGACACACAGACCTGGAGGAATTGGGCCAAAATGTATCTCCCAGGATATGCGATGGGCCTTGCCTCTGTCCAATTTACCGTAACCGTCGGGAGTGCATGAATGAGTCCATATCCAGCACTCTCCCAAAGCAGCTATGTGCGAAGGGATGGGGCCGTCTTTGTTGACCTTAGCCCAAAAACGTTGGACAAGAGGCAGAGCTTGGAGCTTTCCGCTATGACCATGTATAAAACGCAGGGGTTGACCTTTGATACGCCCATGCTTTCTGACAGTCGCAGAGGCAAGCTTGGTAACCTGGCCACAGCCGCACTGACAAAGACCGAGGGGAATGGTAGACTGAGGTTGCATGGAAAGCTAACTCCTTTCTGTGCCACGCTCTGGGCGGTTACAGCCGCGCCAGGGCTTTTGTTATTTAGAACTATTATAACACAAAGAGGTGAGACCATGAACAAAGCAATAATGGAGCATGCCCTAAATACTGCATGGGGAATAGCAGAATTGCTAGAAGCATTGAAATCAGAATATGCTCAACAGCTTAAAGACGCTGTCATAGCCATTAAGTCTGAGACCTTAGACTCACTCCCTTTATAAGCCGGCCATCGTTCCTGCGCCCGGTCGATGAGCGCTGGCCTGTGAACAACGATAACCTCTTTGGCACACCCGATCCCATCTATACCGAGCTTGGATATTTGGGCCACCCAGGGTGTGACTTCCTGGCGCCGCAGGGCACACCGGTACGGGCGAGCGCCGACGGTATTTGCACAACTGCCCGGGCTGTCGGCACCGCCGGCCTAATGATACGCTTGGAGCATGAGGCCTACGGTTATGCTACCAGGTATCTCCATCTCAGTGGCGTTCTAGTTGGTGAGGGGATGCACGTCAAGCGAGGGCAGACCATAGGGCTTACGGGCAACACGGGACTGTCTACGGGGCCCCACCTGCATTTCGATGTCTATGACTACAGGGAGTCGGTGCTGAACGGATACGGGCAGAGGGTAGACCCGCTGCCACTATTGGAGGCGATATGAGCAACATTCTTGGCGTCATGCTGCTGGAAGATAATAGATATCCCAATAGCGTAAAGCCATCTCTGCCTGATAGCATACTATCCCAGTCCTCTTTATTGGCCCAATGCTGATCCAGAATAACCTCTTTGTGTATTACGAGCTTGATGGGAATCACTTACTCCTTCCAGCCTTCTGCAAAACCTGTGCTATCAGCAAATGTATACAATCCTCTTCGTGCGGCATTAGGGTAGCCTCTGGATTAGCACCACGATAACCAGCAGCATCAGTCAGCCTACAGCAATCTACGC